CAACAAAACAAGAAAAAATAAATATCCTAAAAAGATTTGACGGAGCTGAAAGTTTGAAAGAATCTAAAAATCTTTATAGAGCTATTAAGAATGAATTAAGTTCATCAACAAGTTCTAATGGTGAACAAAAATTAACCGAATCAATTGAGAGAACTGTTAATAACACTGTACAAACAGGATCATCAACTAACTTAATTGAATCAAAAACTTATGAGAATCCTCAATTCTTGAGAATGAAGGATTTGATGGGAAAAATAAAATAAAAATAAACAATAAATAATAAAAAAACCAAAAAAATGGGAGCATTATTAGAATCAGGTCTTGTAGGTAACATCGGGTTGAAACACCTTAAAGTTATCAAAGAAGACACAATTAACAAATGGGACAAATTAGGCTTTTTGGAAGGTCTTAAAGGTCACTTAAAAGAAAACGTAGCTCAATTATATGAGAACCAAGCGTCACACTTGATTAACGAAGCAACAGGAGAAGGTTCAAACGGAGCATTCGAAACTGTAGTTTTCCCAATCGTAAGACGTGTATTCTCTAAATTATTGGCTAACGATATCGTATCTGTACAAGCAATGAACTTACCTATCGGTAAATTGTTCTACTTCGTACCTAAAATCCAAGGATACCAAAATGGTTATGTTGGAGCTTATGATCCTGCAACAGGTCAACCTACAGGTGGTGAGCACTACGCACCAATCGGTTCTCCAGAAGCGGTAAATGCTGGTGAAAACAATCCACAACAAGGTTATACAACAGGATACCCTTATTCTAAAAACCTTTATGACTTGTTCTACGAAGGTAACGAAGCAGGTTTAGATCCTCCAGGATTGTTCGACTACTCTAAAGGTACTTGGACTGCTGTAACATCATCGGCGATTACTCAAACTTGGTCAAACGGATACTTAGTTAACTCAACAGGTATTACAGTAGGTGTTGGTGTTAGAAAACAAATTGTTAAAATGTGTGGTTTCGCAACTGCAGGTCAAGGTAAATTAATCGGTCCTGACGGTCAAGAAATGGATTCAGAAGCATTCTTGTCTGACTTGAAGATTGTTGCAACTAACGTTATTTCTGCCGACACTACGCCTTGTAATACATTCACAAACTCAGCGGGTAACTACATTCCTCTATTATTTAGAGTCGTTACACAAGTTTATGGTAAAGGAATTGTACAATATGGTACCCAATACCAAACTGAATTTAACACTAACAGATACCCAACTGCGGGTAACGCAGGTAACGGTGGATCATTCTACGATATCTGTGATCAAGAAGGTTGTATCTATTTAGAAGTTGACCTTTCTTGTCCGGTATGTGCTAACTGTGACGCAACATCTTTAGATGGTTACACAGGTACTACTATTTACTCAGGTACATCTGGTGGTTCATTCATTGCTATCTACAGAAGATACCAAGATTTAGAATTCGCTGACCAAATTGGTGAAGTTTCTTTTGACCTTGAGTCAGTAACTGTTTCTGTAACAGAAAGAAAACTAAGAGCACAATGGTCACCTGAATTGGCTCAAGACGTTGCGGCATTCCACAACATCGACGCTGAAGCTGAATTGACAGCATTGTTGTCAGAGCAAGTAGCAGCTGAGATCGACCGTGAGATCCTTCGTGACCTTAGAAAAGGTGCAGCTTGGAACTTACGTTGGGACTACAACGGATGGAGAAGAATTAACAACCAATCAGCTTACACTCAGAAAGACTGGAACCAAACTTTGATTACAGCAATCAACCAATTGTCAGCACAAATCCACAAATCAACTTTGAGAGGTGGTGCTAACTGGATCGTTGTATCATCTGAGGTTTCTGCGATCTTTGACGATTTAGAATACTTCCACGTATCTAACGCGGCACCTGATCAAGACCAGTACAACATGGGTATTGAAAGAGTTGGAACATTAGCAGGTCGTTACCAAGTTTACCGTGATCCTTACTTCCCAGCTAACCAAGTGTTAATTGGTCACAAAGGAACATCATTGTTAGACACAGGTTACATCTACGCACCGTACGTACCTCT